CTTAAGTTCCAGTTTGAGATGCTTGATGAGACCAATGGTATCAGAAAGCTGAGTCTGAATACTGCTTCTGATTACAATACATTAATGAGCAAGGGGGAACCCGTGGATAAGGATCTATACTTAAGATGTGTACAGTACTATGAGCAAACTGCCGAGACTGATGTCATAGATGTAGTATATGATCCGTGTACCGTTGATGAGATGTGTGCTACCATACATTATTATATGGAAAAACACAAGGATGAAAATGGTAACTATATGAATGCTCTGGTTACTATTGACCACTCAGCACTACTTAAAGTAGGAAAGGGTCAGAAGGATAAGTTTGAAGTATTATATGCTCTTGGTGAAGCCATGACATATATGAAAAAACATTATCCTGTGGCATTTCTTGTCTTGAGTCAGCTGAACAGGAATATAGATAATCCAGACAGATCCAAAGATGGTGACTATGGGAATTATGTATTAGATTCTGATTTATTTGGAGCAGATGCTCTATTGCAACATGCTGATGTAGTACTTGGTATTAATAAGCCCTCTATCAGAAAGATTAGGTTCTATGGTCCTGAAAGATTTATTGTGAATGATGAAGATCTTCTTGCATTTCACTTCTTAAAGTCTAGGAACGGAACAACTAGGTTAAGCTTCTTTAAGCTAGATAGAGAAAACATGAGGATTGTTGAAATAGAAACACCTCCACAAGCAACAAAACTTAAATTATAATTATGAGTAGAAAAGAAAGAGAAAGAGAATTCTTTGCTTATCAGATGGATAAGTTTAGAAAAGCTCAAGTAGCTGACCCATTCTTTGTCTTAAAGACTGCCTTCTTTCAGAAAGGTAAGTATGGTAGACAAGTACAGCTATTTGAAAGTGAACTTAAGAGAGGTGAAGACATCTATATTGAGTTTATTGATATTATCAGAGATGAATCTGGTAAAGAGCAAGGTATTGAACCGGCATATGCTGACAGAGCTCTGTTTAAGTGTAAAGCCAACCCGTACTATGCTGAAGAGTATGATGTAAAAGAGGGTACTAATCTTAATGGTGATAATTATCTTGCCTATACAGTACCTTTATCAGAGCTCATGGTTCTTATGCCAGATGGTTCTGAGATTACTCATAATCTGTATGAAAAGAGAAAAGCTGAAGCTCCTAAAGAACAGATTACACTATCTGTGTTTCCAAACTTTGAGGATGAGTTTATTCCAAAGCTCAAAGAAAAGACAGAAGAACTGTCTCTAGATCTTCCAACTGAAGATGAGAGTATGGCTGAGATTACTATTAGAGATTTTGCTGCAATTATGTGGCAGAAACCTGTTAGTAGTAAGCAATGGTTGAATGATTTAATTGCACAACAATGAGTATAGTTCTCCCAACTAAGAAAGTTGCGGCTGATAGAACTAATCCAAAGAGATTAGTAATCTACTCAAAGCCAAAGACTGGTAAAACAACTGCCTTTGCAGGTCTTGACGAGAATCTAATCATGGATTTAGAAAATGGTGCTGATTATGTAGAAGCTCTCAAGGTTAAAATAGGAAGCTTACAAGAGCTACTTGATACTGGTAAAGCTATTAAGGCTGCAGGTAACCCATACAAGTATGTTACAGTAGATACTGTAACTGCATTAGAAGATATGGTGATGCCTTTAGCTATTAAACTCTACAAGCAAACTAGCATGGGTAAAAACTATGATGGAGATAATGTCTTGTCCCTACCTAACGGTGCCGGGTATTTATATTTAAGACAAGCTTTCTTTCAAGTTTTAGATTTTATTGATACATTAGCCCCCCATATTATTTTATCTGGTCACATTAAGGACAAACAGGTAGATGATAAGGGAGAGATGGTTCTTGCAGCAAACATAGATTTGACAGGTAAGATTAAGTCTCTAATCTGTGCTAATGCAGATGCAATTGGCTACATGTACAGGAAAGGTAATAAGACTATTTTATCATTCAAAACAAATGAAGAGGTAACTTGCGGTGCAAGACCTGAGCACTTGAGAAATGAAGAGATAGTAGTAACAGAGATGAATGAATCTGGTGGATTAGAATTCCACTGGGACAAAGTTTTTATTTAACAATTTAATTTTAAGAAAAATGGCATTAAGCACAACTGATTTGGGCAAAGAAGGCTCAGGACTAGCAAAAACAATTACACCAGGTAATCATGTACTAAAGATTAACAACATTGAGCTTGAGGATTTCAAGTTCATTCCCGGTGCATTTCATCTTATGTTACATGTGGAGACTGCACCTATTGAGGGTTTTGAGGGTTTCCTAGTTGACAAAGAGGATGAGAGCAAAGGAAGATATCAGGGTCAGATTGGTAGAATTAAAGCAAGTCAATATGCATTTGCAGATGGTGAAACTAAATCTGGAGTTAAAATTCAGAGAGATAGATCTATCTTAATTTTCTTGAGAACTTTGGCTCATACTCTACAACTTGATTCTTGGTTCCTTGAGCAAGATGGTCAGCATGATACTATTGAGGACTTTGTTAAGGCATTCAACAAGACTGCAGACTTTAGAGAAAAGTATCTTGAGTTCTGTGTAGCTGGTAAAGAATATGAAGGTAAAACAGGTTATACAAACTATGACTTGTGGTTACCAAAAGCTGAAGGTAAGAAATATGCATTTGGTGAAGAAGAATCTGGTTCTGTAATTAGATTTGATGAGACTAAACATGTTAAAAAACTAGAAGTTAAAGAAGTTAAGTCATTTGGGGATGATGAAGATGTGTTCCTAAAACCTAAGACTTCATCTGATTTCAGTCTAGACTAACCACTCACTTTTTAAAGGGGGAGATTAGTATTAATTTTATTGTATAACAAGGATTTTTAGACTAAATCAGGGACTCCCCCTTTATATTTTTATTGGTTATGATTTCAACAAAGAATTTAATATCTGATTTGGAGGAAGTACCTAGAGAATGGGTATTTGAGTATTATCTGAACTTAAGAGAGAAGCTTACCGGACAGAACATTAAGATGCTATCTGCATTTAATGTTAGAGATAAAGTGCCAAGCATGTTTATCTATCAAGACGGTGGTAAGTATAAGTTCAAAGATTTTTCTTCAGGATTTCAAGGTGACCAAGTAGAACTTGTTAGGTATCTATTTAACTATGATGCTAGATTTAAGGCCACTAACCGGATAATTACCGATTATCAGGAGTACTTAAAGCATAATGCACCTGCAGTAAGAGGTCCCATACAGTTTCATGATAAGTTTAAGGTTGTAGATTTTGAGATGAGACACTGGAACACACTTGATCAGAAATACTGGACACAATTTAAAATTGGTTCTAGTATCTTAAGTCAGTATAATGTAGTTCCATTGGAATTTTTTACAATGTCTAAGACTGAGATTGATGATTCTGTAACAAGCTATAGATTTTCTAGACCCTATGTTTATGGTTATTTCCGTAATGATGGTGAGCTCTATAAGATTTATATGCCAAAGATTCCTGAGAAGAAGTTCATTAAGATCCAGAACTACACACAGGGTATGGATCAACTGCAATATGATTCCAAGTACTTACTGATTGTTTCTTCACTTAAAGACCTCCTGTCTTTCAAGAAACTTGGTATTGGTAATATAGAATGTATTGCTCCAGACAGTGAGAATACAATGATTGGAGAATCTGTTATAAATAGACTTAGAGAGAAGTATTCTAAGATTATTGTACTGTTTGATAATGATGAGCCCGGTATAAAGGCTGCTCAGAGATATCAGGACAAGTATAATATTCCACATGTAATACTTGACATGTCTAAGGATTTATCAGACTCTGTCAGAGATCATGGTATTGAAGCTGTGAGAGATAAATTATTATCTTTACTAAAACAAACAGTATGAGTTGGTTATACAAAGGTGAAGTATTTAATGACAGCAAAATTCCAGATGGTGCTGTAGGTTTCATTTATGAAATGGAAGCAATCATTAATGGTAAAGCAGTCCGTTACATTGGTAAAAAGAACTTTCATTCTGTAGTTAAAAAGAAACTTGGAAAGAAAGCTATTGCTGCAATGACAGATAAAAGGGCATCTAAATACACTTTTGTTACTAGAACTAACTATGAAAACTATTACAGTAGTAATCAAGTGCTACAAGATGCACACAAAGCAGGGATTCCTATAAAAAGATTTATGGTCAGGATATGTTTCTCAAAGACAGAGTTAACATATCATGAGACTAAATTTCAATTTGTAAGAGAAGTGCTTGAAAAAGAAGAATATCTGAATGCCAATATCCTTGGCAGGTTTTACAAAATCAAATAGTATGAATGAAATAAATATGATGGCTACCCTTGTCAAATTAGCTGACTTGGGAGTAACTGGTATTAAGGTAAATTATGAAGGATCTGATGATTCAGGTGCAATTGACAGTGTAATCTACACTACAGAAAAAATGAGTGAAGATGAAGAAGATGCATTTAGTGATATAAACGACCTAAATGTTTGGGGTCAAGATGTAAGGCATCTTTGTACACTAGATTCAGGTCTTGAATCAGATATTATACATTTTGTTGAGGAAAAATTACTCAATGACATTGAAGACTGGTGGAATAATGAAGGTGGTTATGGTTCAGTATGTATACTTATACCATCAGGTAAATACAAGATCACTAATGATATCAGAATTGTTGAGACAGAAACTTATTATCATGAAGGTTCTTTAATCCAAAAGACATTGTAATGGCACATCCGTATCAACATGCTGTATCTTCAGCTAGAAAGTTTGGAGGAGCTCCAATAGATTATTTATATATCCACCAATGGTTTGATGAGACTAAATCCTGGGTAGGTCATAGTAAACATAGAATGTTCCGTCACCACAGTGAGGGGATATTTGAATGTGAGCAAAGATTTGGTATATCATTTACTAACTCTGATGGCAAAACTGTATACACAAGATATGTTGGTGAACAACATGTCAAAGAAGATTGCAATGGATATATTCCAAGTGCAAAAGAATGGATAGATATGATTGCATCTGGTGAGTTAAAAGAATGGGCTATTAAGACCTTAAAAATTGAAGACTAATGGAAATTCTAAAAGGAATATTATACTGTATGATTGGTATAACTGGATTAGTGGTTTTGTTAATAGCAATGTATTTATTTTGGTTTGAAACTATACCACAGTTTTTAAGAATGATTAAAAAGAGAAGATAATGACAAGAGATGAATTAAAAAATCTGATTAACATGTTTCAGTCAAGTGATGCTGAGAATCATGTAGTTGCATTTCATGCAATTGAGAATAGTAAACTTGATGACAATGAACTAGTATTATTGTATAAATTTTCGGGGCAACCATATGCACAATGGAAGAAAGAGATCCCAAAAACTGCAGAAAGAATTAATAATGTAATTGGTGATGAAGCCATAGCATTATCATCTGCACGTGTGCTTGGTATTATTACTAATAATAAAGCAGCCAAGCATGTAATAGAAACATTCCTGGAGTTTTTCATCCGGGATTTGACCAGTATGTTAGGAAGCATAGGGTACCCAATGGACAAAGTAGACATCAATGTAAAAATAAGAGATGATGGACAAAGCACAGAGTCTTAGTAAAATAAGTAAAGAACTAATGTTGAAAGAGCCTTATTACGGGTTCTTTCTCATTATGTTGAATAAAGTTTGGAGAAAAGATCTCCCAACTGCAGGAGTAAGCAAACAGAATATTAATTATCAACTAGCCATTAATGAAGAATTCTGGACTGGTCTAAGTGATATGCACAAGATGGGCTTACTGAAACATGAATTGCTCCATATTGCATTTGGTCACCTTGTAAGTTTTAGTTCTTTCAGTAACAAAAAACTTGCAAATGTTGCCATGGATATGGAAATTAATCAGTATATTGAAGACTCTTGGCTGCCAGAAGGGGGTATCAGAATTGAAGATTATGAAGATCTCAGACTAGATAAAAGGGCTGGTTGTAGATATTACTATGACCAGCTTCTCCGTCTTCAAGATGAGAAGGATAAGAATGGTACCACAGGTAATGATGCCATGGATAAGCTTCTTGATAATGTAGCTAGCGGAGATATTCCAGATCATAGCACATGGGAGGAGTTTGATGACATGACTGATGCTGAGAAAAAGCTAATTGAAAAGCAGGTTCAGAAAATTCTACAAGATGCAAAAGAACAGACTGTAAAGAAACGTGGTAATGTACCAGGTGAGATTGAGGGTCTGATTGTAGTTGAGGAGTTTACTGCACCTAAGTTTGATTGGAAGGGTTATCTCAGAAGATTTACAGGAGTAAGTACTAAAGTATTTACTAAGAAGATCAGAAGAAAAGAGAACCGTAGATATGAAGATAATCCAGGTCTGAAGATTAAGATGCGTCAACATATGTTGCTTGCTATTGATACCTCAGGTTCAGTTAGTAACGAGGAGCTTACTGAGTTTATGAATGAGATTCATCATATCCACAAGGCAGGAGTAGATATTACTGTAATACAGTGTGATACTTCTATCAAGTCTATTGAACCTTATAGAGGCAAGAATGAGATCAGTGTATTAGGAAGAGGTGGGACTGAATTTGATCCCGTCCTAGATTATTACAATGCAAACCTAAAGAAATATACAAGCTTGGTATATTTCACTGATGGTGAATGTTATACATCTGTAAAACCAAAGAGCAAAGTCTTATGGGTTTTGTCAGAAAGATCAAGCATGAATGAGGACCTACCAGGTCAAGTGATTAAATTAGAATTATAAAAACAAACATTATGAACACAGTACAATTGAATGCAGAAGAGTTAAAAGGTTTTATCAAGCACATGGTAACAAACAATCAGCACATCCAAGCTCAGGGTAAAGTTCCCGTAGCTGTCAATATTGAGGGTGATGCTGGTCTTGGTAAGACTTCAACTATTTTACAATTGGGTAAAGAGTTAGGAATGGATGTTGTAAAACTTAATCTATCTCAGATTGAGGAGTT